TCTTTTACGCCAGTATTCCGGACCCTGCTCACCGTTTGGCATTAGCTACCCCCAACCCACATGGCAACGCATATGGCAGTGATTAGGAGGGTCGACATCAGGAAGCAGAACCAAGGGTTGTCTGCGGTCATAGTGTGCCCTCCAACATTTCTCTTGGTACCGGTTCACCAGCAGGAGTTGTCGTCCTACGCTCGGTTGTAGGCTGAGTTGGCTGCAACTCCTCCTGGCCTAGCATGGATTCAGCCCTATCTGCGGCCTTCTCAAATAGTTCGGCGGTAGCAGAGTCACCCTCATCACGGAGCCGCACGGCTTCATCCCGCCACGACCTGACCAATGACACTGTGATGGCCACAGGATGTTTGAGAGCATCGTCGGCGTTGACCTTTGCTTGTTCTTCTAGTGGGTTACGAATCTCAGGGAAGAGCAGGGAGGTGACAGTGTGGTCACTAAGACGGAATGTGGGATTGACCATGCGAGCTACTGAGGCCCGCTGGATGAGGTCACCAGGAATTGAGATTTCATAGTCCACCTCCACTTCCAAATCTTCGCTGATGTCTGGAATGGTGCCATTAGCCGAGATTCCCAAGTCTCGGATGTGAGTGATCCAGTTATTGTCGATGTCGGTGAGGCAGTTACCAATAGCCTCTTTGTAAGGTTTTAGAACCTGTTGGGCGGCTGAGGTGATCTGAGACATGAGGTAGGAGGCTATCTGTTGCTGGATGTTGCCATAGAGAGCCCAAGGTAGGGAGCCCCGCTGTACCTCGTTACTGACATCAAAGAGAGTGGTGCGAACGTCAACTGGCACTGGGTTGACAGGCATAGTCTCAACATTTTCCTCTGGCGTCATGCGGAAGATGGCTCCACGCTTGAACACATCCTCTTCTCGGAGTATGTCACCTGACCTAGACTTCTCCAGCCATCGAGGTTGGGCGGTATCACGAAGAAGCTGCTGGAGGAAGGTCATCTGCTTGTTGAAGTCAAGGTAGACCCGCTCGTTGGTGGCTAGGATGGATTCGCCAACATGCTCCTTCCAGTCGTCACCCTCCATGATGACCCCACGGTCAGGGAGTCCGCCTACTGGTGAGACTAGGACCGGAATGGAAGCAAAGGGAGCCTCCAATGGCAGCTTGACTATTGTATTACCAAGGACGATGGCGTTCATCACCTTATCATCTTCGAGGTACCAATAGTCGTAGAGCATCAGAGGAGCGGAGATGTTGCCTGAGTACTTCCAGCCCTTTTGAGCCACCTTGCGTTTGGCAGCCCTAGGAGGAAGTCGGTAGATGTGAGCCACCTGTAACAGTTCTTCATCCCCGTACTCAGGGTAAACTTCAGCAGGATTCCAGTTCTCCGCCACACACTCACCAGTTTCAGGGTCGACGAAGGCTAGGACTGCATACCATCCAGATGATAGGACCAGACTAACTAGGTTGCGGAGCCATGACTGGCGACCTCGACGGCGGGATAGGCGGTTGAGTCTGGACCACTGGTTTTCAAGGAAAGTTTGGACGGATTCGAGTTGTCCGAGCTGAGCCCTAGAAGCCTTATGCTCGGGGAGTTTGATAGGTATGACATCAGGAGTTAGAAGATGGAGAGCTAGGTTGAAGAAGGTACGAGGGTTATTCGAGACATAACTCTCCATGTCCCGCTCGGCGAGCACATCCTTGAGGAGCAGGAGTTCATACCACTCCTTCATCTTGGAGTTGCGGGCCTGCCACTCCTTCTTGAGTTCGGTGCAGGGACCAACTATTTCGTTGGCTTGCATTACCATTTCCTCCATCCTGCTTGGCCAGCGAACCCTCTAGTACCACTACGAGGAGAGTGGCAGGTCATGGCCATGCAAGCAGTGTCGTGAATATCATCCTCGCCTAGGGTTACAACCTTGTCACCGACAAACCTCATGTTTCTCATTTCGATGACTAGGTCGATGTCGTGAGTTACCATGCGAGGTAAGGCTCGTTGTAGTTGTTGGACCATGAACGGCTTAGTCTTAGGAGTTGTGAGCCATCCTATTTGGTTGGATTCTCGGCCTGAGACCACATCACGGCGGTAGTAGAGGTTAGGATAGTCCTGGACCTGATTGACTACTGCGAGGCCATGACTATTAGCCTCTATGACCAGGGCCGCTCGGTTGTAATAATAAGCAACCTTCTTGGCCAGTTGAGCAGTGACATCAGGACCAATCAATCCTGAGAGCCGGGCACACTCAATAGGACGTTCTATGCCATCCTCTTGCCGCCAGGTCCAAACCGAGATTGCAGTCTTAGATTCTTTCGCCTGACTCGGGTCGACAGCAACAGTGTAGTGTTCATTTTCCTTGGGAGGGTACCAGACTTGGAAATTCTCGAAGCTAGCTGAAGCCCGGTAACATCCGTTGGCGAGGTTCTTGAGGGTTTCGGAGTCATAGACCATATCTCCTACTGCTAGGAAGCAGGCTACATCATCCTCAGGGTACTCTTGGAAGAAGAACTTGCGGGATTCGCCTGATAGTCTGAGGTCCTCCATTTCTTGAACCTTGCGGCGACGCCATCGGATTTGGTCCTCAGTTAGGCTGTGCTTACGGATTAGTGATGATTCTTCTTCGGTAAAGTCTAGCTCACCCTTATCCCGCTCAAGGGCGAATACGCTCCCAGGAGGTATGGAGTATGCAGGTTCAAGCCACCAAGGGTAGAAGTGGTTCTTGAATACTGCCTTGCCTATCTCCTCACCACGCTTGGCTGCCTGCCAATCATAGTAGAAGGCATTTTCCTCACCATTGGGAGTTGACTCCTTGATTATGCGACCGGTGATTGGCACACGCTGCATGGTAGGAACCATGATTCGTTCAGGGTCAGGCCAGAAAGCGTATTCCGAGGCGAGGAAGTTGTGGATGGTCTCGCCCCGCCCAAATACATAGGCTCTAGCACTCCCAATATACATGGTGGAGTTGAGGTCAGGGAAGGACTTTTCGTAGCTGGACTTGTGGTGCATCTCTGGCTTAAACCTATCGGGGATTGAGTCATAGAACACCTGTGCCTTGTTCAGTAGTCGCTGGGTGATGAACTCTTCGTGTGCTACCACCACAGATACAGTCCCTGGGATAGTGATGCACTCGTAAAGGAATAAGGCCATGATGGCTGATGTCAGCCCTAACTGTGAAGCCTTCAGGACGTTGGCCCTGCTACACTGACCTACAGTTAGACTAGTTAGGACATGCTGCTGGACCGCGTTGAGGTGGAATGGAACCTCATTCCGCTCCTTATCCTCAATCTTCATAAAAGTCGGAATGAAGAGCAGAGGGTCAGTCACGACCTCAGCCAGCAGCTCTGAACGGTTCATTAGGACTCATACGCCTCAGTGTGGAGGGTGATGTAAGCGACTATGACCCCTCCACCAGCAGGAGCCGTGATGTCTATTTGGTCATCGGGTAGGATGATTAGGTCTGCTGATGGCAGATAGACTGTGTCCTGAGCGTTGGCCGCGCCAGTATTAAGGGTGAGGTCGTAATTAGCTACTGCACCCGAATTCAGCACCACAGTGACCCCTGCCTGGGTTGGAGCGGCAGAGTAGTGCACAGCTGCCATGATGACCCGGCGCAGCTTGCCAGTGACTGACATGGTCTTAGCTGTATCAGCAGCGCTGGCCTCGGTGTGCCTTTCAACGGTTATAGGGGTTCTGATACCTCCGGCTACCTTAGTCACAACTGCCATTACCGCTTCCTCCCAAATGGGCGTCCGATTGGGCCACGGCCCCTGCCCCTACCTCGTCCTTGACCTTTGCTACCGGAACGGATTTTGCTACCAGGGCATGGTTTCTTCACCATTATCGCCTCCTACTGAACTTGGTCTTTAGCCTCTGAAATCTCCTGCCTCCGCCTGGCCTGTTGGTACGGCGGCCCCCTCTTGAGGCACGGCGACGACCAGCGGCGGACATCCTAGCAAACCGTTTCTTCCCATACTTCCTCCGGCCGATGTATGCTGCTAGACCTCCAGGGCTCCTAACTCTTGCCATCGCTCACCTCGTTAAGTTTAATCGGGGAGCGTGAGACTGCTTTGTAGCCGATAGTGGCGGGGGAGAATATACGCTGGATGACTCCCAGGATACCACCTTCGGTGAAAGGCTTGCAAGAGAGAATGTCCACCCACGCCTCCCCTTGGGAGGTGAAAGTGTGAATAGTTATGTGGGAGGTTGTTATTACCATGAAGCCAGTGACACCTGGATTTTCGTCATTAACCTCATAGACCCTGGTGTCGAGCTCCTCCATGCCCAGGATGCTGCAGGCAGACTTGAGGAATTGCGTGACAACTTTGATGTCGCCGAGAAGGTTGCGGTCGGAGGTGAAATCTATGATGAGGTGTTGCATCACCGCCTCCATCCTGGGGGAGTGTACCCATAATTCCACCTCCTCGGCTTTCTTGGTCCTCGACGGCCATATCGGGCTAGCTGAGCCCGCCGAATGTTGCGGCGTGAAGCTTCCCGCATCCTAGGTGTTGCTGGACGACCTCTTGCCATTCCTCTGCCTAATCAAGCCATTCTCCTGAGCGTGGCCGAAGATATACCCCACTGCGGCAGCGACGGTGATAATGAGCCACTCCGGAGCGTCGTTGCCACATAACTCCATAGATATTGCCCCAATCAGTGACACTAGGGCAAATCCCCCAGCGAACAACATACGGATCATCGCGCCTGTTAACTGCATTACTCTCTCCTGGCCGCAATTTCAACCGTATCGCCCTCACGGTTGCGTAGCCTCATCACGTACTCGGTCCAGTCGAAGTCCTTCTGGTCAGATTCGCCTAGGATTTCACGGATGATTTGGAGTTGCTGAGGAGTGTAGAAGCTACGGGCCTTGATGAGGTAAGACTGCTCCTTGTCAGTGAGTTCTTCACCCTCAACTGACCTCTTAAAGACTTCAAAGTCCTTGTCAAGGACCAGCCTCATGTTCCGGCGGTATTCGTGGGCGATATAGTGGTCACCGAGTCTAGCCCGCAGGTCAGTGACCATCTCAAGGTCCATCTTGCGGAATTCAGGGTCGGCTTCACGCCATCGCCTTAGAGTTCGTTCGGTGATGCCTGTCAGTGAGACAGCCTCACGAATCGTAAATCCACAGGCTCTATATGAAAGATACTTCCCTCGCCTGGAATCTTCGGGGAAGTACGGCATTAAGCTCTCAACGATGGCCTCGGTGTCGTCACCATCAATGGGAGGGTTTATGGTGGCTGGTAGTATCTCAGACATGATTATAAGTCTCCTATTATAGTATATCATGGTGGTGGGAATTTGTCAATAGGGGTAGAATAAACACATTTAATTGTATAAATATCATTTCTAACTTGACATAACGATAGAACATATGCTCTATTGACAGATTTTATGCTTTGTGATATTATTGTATTAGGAGGTGAGAACATGCCACCAGAGATGCAGTATGTTTGTCCAAGTTGTGGTTGCCCAATCGAGGTGAGCCTGGAGGGGACTACCCTGTTTGGGATTTCGCTCAGAGCGTGGATGGAGGATGGAAGGGTGATAGACACGGTTAGGGAAGTTATGTCGAACAAGCGGATGGACCCTGAGGAGTGGTCAGCACTTCGTGACAAGTCGAATAAGTACACAGGAAAGCGATCCTAAGTTCACATGGATGTTTGGCTAACCTGGTGTAAGAAGAAGAGTAAGTGTAAACACTGTCAGGAGCCTATACTGGCAGGAACTCCAGTAGTACGAGGGAAGCTCTGGAGGAAGGGTGACCAGGCCAAGTCATGGCCAATGACCTTTAGGTGGCATCCGCAGTGCTGGCTAGAACAGGCATTGGCCTACCTGGAGAAGAACCCCTATATCCCACCTAAACGCAGCCCAGGGAGGCCAAGGATAGAACTGAGTGAGGAGGATAAGGTTAAACGGCGAAGGTTGTTGGTGTACAGGTCTAGCCTATGTTATTACCAACGGAAAGCAGCCAAGGAAGGTAACGCCTTCAGAGTTTTGGAATTGGAGGTCAAGAAGCAGGAGCTCGTAGACCGAATTAAGGAAGTTGGCGGGGTTCCTAAAAGCTGGACAGATGGATTACAAGAAGTACCTGCAGAGTGATAGTTGGAAGTGTGATAAGTCACCCACAGGGGCGCATCACTGGATTGTGGACAGTGGCGACATGGGGCTGTGCCGTTACTGCGGGGAGTGGAGGGAGTTTAGGCCCAAACCCGACCGTAAACGGCCAACGTCGGTCGAGCAAGCGTCAATTCTTCCATGGTGAATTTTCGCGACTCTGAGTCTAAGCAGCGAATGAATCATCAAATTAGCTCATGTACGTGCCATAAACCTCTTATGTTTGCATTATGTTCGTATGCTCGTTCGCGGGCGAGTGATCACAGGAATTGATAGGGTGCCCTATCAATTAGGGGGTGCTAACACGGAAGCGAGCCATCGCTCGGAGGATTGTTGGGAAGCAAGCGATGAATGTTGGGAAGCAAGCGAGACATCAGGGAGCGAGCCATCAATGTCGGAGGCGAGGCACAATGGCTCGTATGATTAGCTCGATGACGAGGCAGGTTACGATGCAATATCCGAGGCACAAAAGAAGCACCCGAGATGCGGCCAATCTCGGATGCTTCTTGTTCGGATACGGATGGTCAGGATGCTTTGGGTGTCAGAGCCCCGTCGGATTCGGCGCGCTTCGCCACCCGCGTCTTGATCTGCCAGCGCTTCGTGTTGTTGTCGGCGCTATCGTGTTGTTCCCGTTCCTCAGGCGTGGCGTGCGCCTCGAAGATGGACCCGAGCGTCATCCCGTACTTGTCGAACCATGAGCCTGCCTGGCGTCCACCGTTGCCCGTCGCGCGTGGTGCGCTCTTGGTGCCGATGGACACGTCCACGAGTTCCTCGTTCTCAGGCTCGTACACGACGCGGACGACGCCTCCGAGGCGAACAATCGTGTCGCGCATCGGAGCAAGCAGCTTCCGAATTGGATCGACAAGAGCCTTCGTAGCATCCTGCCTTTCTGCGGTAATCCTTGCAAGAGCGGCTTTTCGCTCGGATGCTTGGATTTCCTTTAGCTCGTCCGCGAGCTTCAGGATATCCGCGACTTCGGTTGCCGCCTTGAGCTCGCGCTCTACGATTGCACGAGTGCGTGCTTCCTCTGCCATCTCACGCTCCTATTCGATTGTAAAGGTGCGGGCCGCATAACGGCGTCCTGTGTGCGCCGTTCGCAACGATTGACATTCACATCATATCATGTGGCGACAAGAGTTGTCAAGTCCAACAAACGTTCTGTTTAGAGGTTGACATAACGAGGACAATCGTGGGCGGATATTCAGCATCCTACATATAATTTGTACTTGACATAACGAGAATCGAACGTTAGTTCTGTTGACAAAATCGACGCCATGTGATAGAATAGGGTGAACGTTGTGGGGGAAGCACGAAGGAGCACATAGAAAGGAGGTTAGATATGCCAGGTCACCCATTGGAAGGGCTCAGCGTGCTGGACATTTCCCGCCTGGACGGCGTGAAGGACATAGAGCCCATCGCCGCCCGAGGGAAGTTCGCCATCGCATTGAGCCTGGAGGCCAAGGGCGAGAAGGAGAAGGCTGAATCCAAGCTGGCTGAGTCCATCGAGCTCTTGTCCTGATGGTGAAGGGGCTGCTGACCGTAAGGTTGGTGGCCCCTTCTATAGTGAGGTTAATCATGTATGTTCACTGGCTCAA